TGAGTAAGTGGTTCCACAAACCAGTGGCCACTCTGTCCGTATCAAATAGACACGGTTTCTTACGTTTCTGCATAGGTAGTCACCTGATGTAGAGTTTGAACCCACAAATCCACGTTATAGAGAGCTGATAATCAAATAAGTCATATTATATAGCCATTTTCCAATGGCATCTATAATACAGTTTATAGACTCAAATGAAAACCAGTTCTCCATTAAGACGTGGTACCGATGTTGTAAAAGTCATCAACAGCGGCTACGAAGATCATCTGAGCAACAGACAAACGGAGGTCAAGGACCTCCGCAGCAGTCATCTCAGGATGAAGCTCAAACTGAACACGCCCGAGGTTATGTACCAAGGATGCATCAGCAATTTGCTTGGGATGGACAAGTGTAAACTGTCTTTTCCCCTTCGTGTAGGATCCGTCAGAATTCAAGGACGGCTCTCGGCTTATGAACGATGCGTTTTTCCGAAGCAGAAAGTTCGCTTCAGAGGAATCGATCACATAAGTGCCATTCTTTACCTCTCTACTACCTTCTACGAAGGTAATAGCAGAACCACCAGTCGCAGCGCAACTAGTAGCAGTTTCGTTAATTACTAGACCTTTGATGGCCATAGCTTAACTCCTTATTTATTTCAGCCGTTTAAGTATCGGCTGTAGGATTAGAGCGAGCGAATCAATCGTTTTGTAAAGATCGATTACGTCACCGCCCGTAAATTGGGGTAAAAGAGGAAGGCTTTGATTAACGACACGTGAGTATTCTTCATAGTTCCAATAAAGCTGGTTGCTTTTTAAAGGCGACCAGTCCATATAGGGACTCTGTTGTACACGCCACTGTGTTCCAACCGTAACTTTACGGCGAATCTTCTTACCAACGGTGTTCCCGAGTATCGTTATTCCAGGTTTGATCCTGTAAGAAGCGAGCCAAGGGCCTATGGTAAACAGCCAATCCACAACAAAAGATAGTCGGGTTAATTCCCAAGCTATCTCTGGTAGAAATTCGGGCGAAAGCCCAAACTTCTCAGCACTAGTTAAGGCATACTCTTGCCTATACTGTACTGATGCGTACGCAGTCAATTCGTCCACTCTTGTGGGTGTTAACTGGTAACCGAAGTAGCTTTCTCCACTTATGAAAGTTGGAAGAGACGTTTTTGTCTCACGCTTCTTCTTCGCCCGTGCACGTCGAATTGTGGAAGGATTAAACTCCTTCCTACCTGTTTCTGCAACCATCTCCATCACATCTCTGATTGTTATTACAAGCGGTCTAAGACCGTAACGTAATTCCAACCATGTATCCGAGGCATCTTTTAAACCTTGGACACTCAGTTTCCCTAACTTCGCAAGTTTTGCTTGCTTCTGCAACTTTATTAAGTTATGCAGATGTTTGAAGCTGTTCTGAGAGAGAAATTCCCTCAGAGCCGATAAGGGATTCCGAATCGTTTGAAGCGTCTCTCGGAGTTCACCGATAGACTCTCCCAACGACAGATCTGCTTGACGTACTCGTCCGTAAGCCGTTTGAAGGGCTCTATCGGAGAGATCGGTCATTGCGGATGGCATTGTTTTGTCAGCCAAAAGGCTGAGACCAACAAGACAAGGATTTCCTGTTTGTTTAAAACAGTAGTTCCAGGTAGTGTTTAGGTCCGTCCGTCTCACGTAATGTGAAACTTCGGCTACCATTACCTCTTCCTTCCAAACTTTGTAGGGGTTAGTTCGATAGATTCCGGGAATAAATTTCCCTGAATCTACAGAGATCTTCCCTTCATCCAACACCTTCGAGGAAACCGTAGTCCCCTCGTAGAGTACAGGTTGTACGCTTGGAACATCTTTATGTTCCAACCAGTACTTCGTGTAAACGGATGATTCATAGCTTGGCATGAAAGCCTCCACATGAAGATTATTGTGGAACCGGATAGTCCCCACCACGG